GATCCAAGCTTCGCTCATGGCCCACATTGCAGAACACCTTGGCTTCAAGTACCGCAGAGATATCGAAGTCACGCTGGGTGTACCGCTTCCCCCACCGGACAAGAACCTGCCGGAGGATGTGGAAGTCAACCTGTCTCAGCTCGTAGCTCAAGCCTCGGCCCAGCTTCTCCAGAAGAACCAGGCAGAAGCAGCTCAACAGCAGGCTCAGGCCCAGGCACAAGATCCTGTTATTCAAATGCAGCAGCAAGAGTTGCAGCTTAAGGCTCAGGAAATCCAAAACAAAGCCCAAAAAGAACAGGCTGAACTGACCTTAAAAGCTCAGAAACAGCAGTCAGATGAGCGTTTAAACACTGCGCGTATAGAGGTAGAGCAGCAGAGGATTGCTATCGAGGCCCAGAAAGAGGCCGCAAGACTTCAGGCCAAGGACCGGGCAGACGAAAAGAAGATCACTGCAGACATTTTGAAGAAGGGTTAATGAATGAACACGAGAGTGCTAGAAGTACTTTCCTCTCAGTTAGACGACCAAATTGCACAAATACAAGAATTTCTAGGTACCGGACAAGCAAAAGACTACGCCGAGTACCGAGAAAGTTGCGGAAAGATCCGAGGACTTATTTCCGCAAAACAACTAGTAGAAGACCTCGTGCGCAATTTGGAGAACTCTGATGAGTGAACTTTTAATAGGGGTAAACCCTGATGCACCGGAGGAGGCGACGGTTCTACCCGAGACTCCCGAGGAAAAAGCAAGGCAGCTGCCTAAGCCTATGGGATACAAGATTTTGGTTTGTATCCCTGAGATCGAGGACAAATACGAAAGCGGCATTCTCAAAGCTGAGCAGATCATGCGGTATGAAGAACTGCTTACCAATGTTCTTTTCGTAGTTGAGCTTGGTCCGGACTGCTACAAAGATAAAGACCGTTTCCCCCACGGCCCTTGGTGTAAGAAGGGGGATTTTGTGTTAGTGAGGGCTAACACTGGTACCCGAGTCAAGATTCATGGCCGGGAATTTAGGCTGATAAACGACGATTCTGTCGAGGCCGTGGTTGAAGATCCCCGGGGAATTTCCCGTGCTTAAGGAGTAGAAAATGGCTGAGTTTGAAAAAGTAACATACGAGTTTCCGGACGAAAAAGAAGAGCGGGAATCCAAAGAAAAGGCTCAAAAAGAGCTTCCTCTGGAGAAAGAAGCTAAATCTGACGCAGAAATTGAGGTCGTAGACGACACTCCGAAGGAGGATCGCGGCAGAAAACCGTTGGATTCGGCCCCGGAGGACGTCACCGAGGAGGAATTGTCTCAATATTCTGAGAATGTTCGCAGACGAATTGAGAAATTCACCAAGGGATACCACGACGAGCGCCGCCGGGCTGATGCTGCAATGCGGGAAAAGGAGGAAGCTCTCCGTATAGCCCAGGCAATTGTCGAAGAAAACAAGAAACTCAAGGGTTCTTTGGGCAAAGGCCAAGAAGCTTTGCTAAATCAGGCCAAGCAGTCGGTAGGTTTTGAGCTAGAAAAGGCAAAACAGAAGTACAAAGAGGCTTACGAGGCCGGAGATACCGAAAAATTGATCGAGGCGCAGGACGAATTGACCTCCATCAAGATAAAAGCCGACCGGATTAACAATTTCAGACCCTCTTTACAACAGGAAGAAACTCCTGTAGAACCCAGTTTAAACGTTCAAGCGCCTCAAGCTGACACCAAAGCACTTGCCTGGCAACAAGAAAATCGGTGGTTTGGACAGGACGAGGAAATGACTAGTTTTGCGCTTGGATTGCACCAGAAGCTAGTCAAAACGGGCATTGACCCGAGAAGTGAAGAGTACTACGAGCGCATTGACTCTCGTATGCGACAAGTTTTTCCGGATGCCTTTGATTCTCCGGAAGATTCCGACAAAGCTGAAAAGCCGAGTCGTGCTAAAGCTAGCGTGGTTGCGCCTGCGACCCGCAGTACGGCCTCTAAAAAGATCGTACTAACACAAACGCAGGTTAACATCGCCAAGCGGCTTGGTGTTCCTTTGGAACTCTACGCCAAAAAGGTTGCAGAAGAAGCGAGGAAACAAAATGGCTGAGAACAGAACAACAAGAGAACTTGATTTACGAGACAACAACCAACGTGTAAAGAGCTGGACACCTCCTACTCTTTTACCTGAGCCTGCGCCGCAGGACGGGTACAAATTCCGTTGGATTCGTTTATCAACTCTGAACCAATCTGACCCGACCAACTTGTCTGCCAAGCTTCGCGAGGGATGGGAACCCGTCAGGGCGTCCGACCACCCAGAACTGATGTTGCACGGAACTGACATTAATGAAAAGTTCAAAGACAACGTAGTTATTGGTGGACTGATTCTCTGCAAGACCCCGACAGAATTAGTCGAGCAACGGAATGCTCACTTTCAGAGACTGACCGAAAGCCAGACTGAATCTGTTGATAACAACTTCATGCGCGAATCTGACCCACGGATGCCGCTTTATAGAGAGCGGAAGTCGTCGGTTAGCTTCGGTAAAGGCTCATAACTTTTTGAACGAGGTTTAACATGGCATATCCTGCTGTTTCAAGCCCCTACGGGCTACGTCCGATCAATTTGATCGGCGGTCAGGTGTTTGCTGGCTCGACCCGTCTGCTGCCCATTGCTTCTAGCTCCGGCACCGCTATTTATTATGGCGACGTTGTTGCTCTGAACACGGGCGGTACGATTTCCAAGGTATCGGCTACCAGCTCCAGCTTTGCTGCTGTTGGTATCTTCCTTGGCTGCCAGTACACCAATCCCACAACCAAGCAATTGCTCCAGCAACAGTACTATCCTGGCGGCGTAAGTGCTACCGACATCAAGGCTTTCGTCCTGGATGATCCGGATGCACTCTTCAAAGTTGCAGTCGTTACCGCTGGTACTACCACGGTATCGTTTGTGACCCAGGCAGCTGTTGGTCAGAACACCGCTTATGTACCGAACGCTGCAAGTGGATCAACCATTACTGGTGATTCGGCTGCTGCAATTTCGGCTACTACTGCTGATACCGCTACGCTGCCGTTCCGTGTGGTTGATGTGGTGCCTGACACGGCTATCGCTGGTTTCCCCGGTTCTTATACCGAGGTAATCGTTAAGTTTAACTTTGGCCTGCACCAGTACTACAACGCTACTGGTAGCACAGTGTCGGCATAAGGAGCTATTAAATGGCTATTTCACGCGCACAACTACTGAAAGAGTTGCTCCCGGGCCTGAACGCACTGTTTGGTCTGCAATACGCAACCTACGGGGAAGAGCATAAAGAGATCTATGAGACTGAGACCTCTGAGCGTTCTTTCGAAGAAGAAACCAAGCTGTCCGGATTCTCCGCCGCTCCGGTGAAGAACGAGGGCGCTGCCATTGCCTATGACAATGCGCAGGAAGCTTTCACTGCACGTTACAACCACGAAACCATCGCCCTGGGTTTCTCGATCACCGAAGAGGCAATCGAGGACAACCTGTACGACAGCCTGTCGTCCCGGTACACCAAGGCACTGGCCCGTGCTATGGCTTATACCAAACAAGTTAAAGCCGCCAACGTGCTTAACAATGGTTTCTCCGCTAGCTTCCCGGGCGGTGATGGCAAACCTCTGTTTGCTACCGATCACCCCCTGGTGTCTGGTGGAGTTAACTCCAACGAGCCGGCCACGCCTGCTGACCTGAATGAGACCTCCCTTGAGGCCGCTGTTATTCAGATCGCTGCATGGACGGATGAGCGTGGTCTGCTGATCGCCGCTAAGCCCAAGAAGCTGATTGTTCCGCCCGCACTGATGTTCGTGGCGACCCGTCTGCTTGAGACTGAGCTTCGCGTAGCTACGGCTGACAACGACATCAACGCCATCAAGAACAATGGTTCCATCCCAGAGGGTTACACCGTTAACCACTATCTGACGGATACGAACGCATGGTTCCTGACGACAGACGTTCCCAACGGTATGAAGCACTTTGTCCGTACCCCGCTGCAAAACAGCATGGACGGTGACTTCGACACCGGCAACGTCCGTTACAAGGCTCGTGAGCGTTACAGCTTCGGCTTTAGTGATCCGCTTGGAATGTTCGGTTCGCCGGGCGCTTCCTAAGCGTAAGGAAAAGGGGGTTGCAAAACCCCCTTTTTTCTGTATTCTGTCGTTTAAGTCTAGGATTTTTACCCGTACTGACTGGCCTAGCAGACTTAGTAGAGACGGTGCGGGGATGTGCTACTACACGGAGATTTACTAATGGCACGGACTACCTTTTCGGGGCCAGTCGCGTCTGAGAATGGCTTTATTCTCGGCACTCCCTCGGCACCTTATTTAACTTCTTCTTCAACCACAGCTGGCACTGCAACTCGCGGCGCAACTTTTACTGTTAACCCAACTGGTGCTTTTGGTAGCAGCACAGCTACTGATCCATCAAGCGCACAAGGTTCGTCAGGTCAGGTGTTTGGTTCCAACCTTACATCAACCGCAACCTATTACATTGGTGCAACTGGTCGGTATTTGATCACTGGTACTAACGCTTCCACATTTGCCAAGGCTGGCGTGATGGGCGTTATTGGTAACACCACAACCACTGGTGATGCTGCTGTGATGGCCTGGATGGATGGCGATGGTGGCACCACCACGGCTCGTGCAGGTTTTGGTATTGGCATGACTCAGTCAACCGCCGCTTCTGGCTTTGACTATGGTATGGACCTGAACCTCCAAGACGCAGTTGGTGGCGGTGGCTCGGTTCAACCGTACAAGAAAGCAGAGATTCGCGTTTCTAACAACGTGGTTGTTATGACTGGCGCAGGCGCTCCGACTTCTGGCGCTTCTGGTACTGGCGATAACTTTGCTGGTCCTGGCTCCATGTATGTTGACATTACTGGTGCAGATCTTTACATCCAAGCAGGTACTATTTCTTCGCCTAGCTGGAAATTGGTCACTCGCGCTTCTTAATGCTAGGGGGCTTCGGCCCCTTATTAATGGAGAACCAAGATGCCATCAATGCAGTATGACGTTAAATCGCAATATGCGACTGCGTCTGGCCTAATCATCCCGTACCGCACCCGGCTGAAAGCATTTTTGTTTGGCTCGGCTACAACCAGTCCTGGTATTGTGGGGATGTATGACGATACGTCTATCTCTGGAACTTATACTCGTTCAACAACAACCGCCACGGTTACTGCTCAGAACCACGGTCTAGTCGTTGGTGAGTATGCGTTCATAGATTGGTCAGGCGGCACAAACCCAGCAGACAACTTTTATCAAGTTGTTACAGTGGCTGATGCAAATACTTTTACCGTAACCGTAGCAGACGCTGGAGATGCCTCTGGTAATGCTTTGGTCTACAACGATGTAATGGTAATTAGCAAGGTCACTACGGCAAACGATGTTTTCAATATCATCCCGGGCGAGGGAATCCTTGCACGGAAAGGTATCCGGATTTATCTGGAAAACAGCGTTACCGCAACCATCTACTACGGATAACCATGCACCAAGAACAATCCTACGATCTAGCTGGCAGCAAGGTCTTCATTGGCCTGCCCGCTTACGACTTCAAGATAAGCGTAAAGCTAGCTATTTCGTTAGCAGAGTTCTGTGTTAAGGCACAGGCACACGGAGTAGCAGTCCAGTTAGCTAACATCTCTGGATGCTCCGTGGTCTCCCGTGTCCGTAATAGTATTGCCAAGTTATTCCTAGAGTCTGACTGCGACCACTTGCTTATGGTGGACTCAGACATGGTCATCAATGCCGATGACATCTTCCGACTTCTGGCGTTTAACAAGACCCGCCCTGTCGTGGCCGGTATTGGATGCGCAAGGAAAAAAGAGAAGGTCTATTTCTCGATGTTAGACCAAGACGAAGATGGTCATGTGATGATGGATTCGATGGGCCTGGTAAGAGCCAAGCGGGTTGGTACCGGGTTCATTATGATCCAACGGACTGTATTTGAGACTCTGAAAGAAAAGCACCCAGAGTGGAAATACTTTGACCAGAACCACGAGTGCGACATGTATGCCTACTTTGACTTCATGTTGAGTCAAGAAGAAGGTTACATGGGTGAGGACTTTGTGTTCTGTGAAAGGGTAAGACAGGCTGGGTTTACCGTGTGGATTGACCCGACAATCAAGCTCGGCCACATGGGCGTACATGAGTTTGAGGGGAACTTTGGAGAAGACTATCTCTATCCCCGTCTGCGTCCGGTCGATGCTGCCAAGGAGGCTGCGTAATGGCTAAGTCTAAAGGCATGGGCATAGCAACCTCGGTGAAGTCTGGTAACTTCCGGCCCACCAAGCAAGGTGCTGGCATGACTGCCAAGGGTGTTGCCGCATATCGCCGGGCTAATCCTGGATCAAAGTTAAAGACTGCGGTTACATCTGATAACCCCGGTCCTAAAGATGCAGCTCGGCGTAAATCGTTTTGCGCACGGTCGGCTGGTCAAATGAAAAAGTTTCCTGAAGCCGCTAAAGATCCAAACAGTCGTATTCGGCAGGCTAGAAAGCGGTGGAAGTGTTAAATGGAAATGATGCTTTGGAACATGGTATTAACGGCGCTACTGGGTGTCTTGGCCTATGTTGGGCATGAGAAATCTTCAGAGATTCAGCGCCTCAGTATCCTCTTAAACAAAACACGCGAGGAGGTGGCCCGTGATAACGTCACTCAAGCAGAAATTGACAAACTTGTGGAACACATTGATGCAAGGTTTAACCGCCTTGAAGACAAAATTAATCAGCTTATTCAAAAAGGATAAGAAATGAAAAACAAAGTTAAGCGTTATGTAACCGGGGATTTAGTTGATTACGATTCGTCCGAAGATGCACGTAATCTGCTTCGTGCTGCTGAGCGCGAGTCTCGGGAGTTTCGTGGTATGGATACTGACGTCATCGACGAAACCGGCATGAAGAGTGGTTTAAAACGGAACATGGAAACCGGTGAGCTTTATGACCCAACCGGCAAAACTATGAAAGCAATGCCAAAACCTCGTCCTGTTCGCAGAATGAATTTAAGGACTGCCGCTCAAGAAGCTATGGATGATGCAAAAATTTTTGCCGCTAATGCTCCAGCGGAAGGTAGAACAGCTTCTGGTGTTTCACGCGAAGCCCGTGGTAAACGTGATCCTAAATTTACAGATCGAGTTCGTGGTGGAATGAAAAAGGGCGGCATGGTTGGATCTGCTTCTAAACGTGCTGACGGTATTGCTCAGCGCGGCAAAACTCGTGGGAGGATGGTTTAAATGGCTGAAAAGTCAGAAAAAACCAAGGCAATCGAGTCCGCACCTGTTGCAGATGAGGGCCGGTTTGGTATTCCAGGGATGGTTAAAAAAGGAATGACAGCGGCTAGTCAGGCTGAAGATTATATTAGGGAAAAGCTTGGTATGAAGCCAGCCGAAGCACCAAGCCCAGTTAAGAAAGCTAAAGGCGGTTATGTCCGTTCAGCGGATGGAATTGCTAAGCGCGGTAAAACTCGTGGACGGATGGTGTAATGCCTGCTGTTAGCCAAAAGCAAGAGAGATTTATGCAAGCTGTGGCTAATAATCCAAAGTTTGCAAAAAAGGTTGGGGTTCCCCAATCGGTCGGTCGTGAGTTCACAAAGAAAGAAGGTGGCGCTGTGAAATCTGGAATTAAAAAGGTTCTCCCAACCTCTGAGCAAATGGGCAACATGGGTATGAAAGGTGGCGGTATGAAAGAGTCAAAGAAAATGATGGCTAAGGAAGTTTCCTTTATGAAGAAAAAAGGCGCTCCCAAGTCAATGATTAAACATGAGATGGCCGAAGCCGGTATGAAGCATGGCGGCGCAACCAAGAAAATGTCCGCTGGTGGCTATACCCGTTCAGCTGACGGCGTTGCCAAGAAGGGCAAGACCCGTGGCACGATGGTCAAGATGATGGGCGGCGGCAGGGCTTGCTGAGATGAGAGCTAGCCGGGGTATGGGGGCTATTAGCCCCTCTAAGATGCCAAAGGCCAAGACCAAGGCCCGCCGGGATGATACTGACTTCACGGAGTACGCTGAGGGTGGAAAGGTTAGCAAGGTAAATGAAGCCGGAAACTACACCAAACCAGGCATGCGAAAGCGGCTCTTTGAAAGTATTAAGGCTGGTGGAAAAGGTGGTGCGCCAGGCCAATGGTCAGCCCGGAAAGCTCAGTTACTGGCAAGTCAGTACAAGAAAGCCGGAGGCGGTTACAAAGATTAGATTTCCAGTCTATGACCGCCAAACGGATGAGAATGTTTTTGATTGGTTAATAAGCACGGCACAGGACTTCAGGAAGATTAGACAGCGAGAGAGATGGAATGAGCTTAAAAAAATCGCAGAGAAGCCTGAAGTCGTGGACCGACCAAAAGTGGCGGACTAAGAGTGGCAAACCTTCTACGCAAGGATCGCAGGCGACAGGGGAAAGATACCTCCCTTCCTCCGCCATCAAAGCGCTCTCCTCGTCCGAATATGCGGCCACTACCCGGGCTAAAAGGGCTGGACGAGCTGCTGGAAAGCAATTCGTCTCCCAACCTAAATCCATCGCTGCCAAAACCGCCAGACACAGGAAAGTGACATGACGACATCCGGCACGAATACCTTTAATCCAGATTTAAACGAGATGGCTGAGGAAGCCTTTGAGCGGGCTGGGCGTGAGATGCGCTCAGGCTATGACCTCCGTACAGCCCGTCGAAGCATCAACCTTATGCTGGCCGACTGGGGTAACCGTGGGATCAACCTCTGGACCATCGAGCAGGGGACCATTAATTTGTTGCAGGGCGTCAATACTTACGACCTGCCCGTTGATACCGTGGATCTCTTGGATCATGTGATCCGGACGGGCGCAGGAAATTCGGCAACCCAGGCAGACCTGACCATTACCCGGATTAGCTCCTCTACATACGCCACAATCCCCAATAAATTGACCCAGGCAAGGCCGATTCAGGTCTGGGTACAACGCCTTACCGGACAGACCTATCCAGCCACCAGTGACTATGCTCCGGGCGCTGTGGCCTATCCCAGGATTACGGTGTGGCCCACCCCCAATCAGGGGACTTTAGGCAACCCGTATTACCAGTTTGTTTATTGGAGACTGCGCCGGATGCAGGATGCCGGAAACGGGATTAACACGTTTGACATCCCCTGGCGGTTTCTTAACTGTTTTGTCGCTGGACTTGCGTACTACATTGCCATGAAAATACCGGAAGGGACACCAAGGCTGGAAATGCTTAAGGCGTCCTACGACGAGGCTTGGAATTTAGCGGCGGGAGAAGACAGGGAGAAAGCAGCGGACCGGTTCGTGCCGAGGCAGTACTTCATAGGATCGGCATCGTGATATGGGTAACAGGTTCGCTAGTGGTAAATGGGCAATATCGGAATGCGACATTTGTGGCTTCCGGTACAAACTAAAGGAGTTAGCGCAGCTCGTAATTAAGACAAAGAACGTAAATATCCTGGCCTGCCCGGAGTGTTGGAACCCGGATCAGCCGCAGCTCCAGCTGGGAATGTACCCGGTTGATGACCCCCAGGCGCTGCGCAATCCCCGTCCAGACTTCACCGGTTACCCCCAGAGCCGTTCTTTGACCTTACAGTTGCAGATTGGACCGATAGAGCCTGGAGATACTTTTGC